TTCTTTGCCTTGCTCTATTTGACATTATCGACCTTATATATTAATTTTAACTATTTAGACGGATTTTTCCATAAGGAATAGAACGTAAAGATTCTATCTCTTCTGAATTGGCTATATGTAGGTTTCCTACCATTTCTTGCCATGTGTATTGTCTTACATTTCCCCAATGAAAATTCAATCCTTTGAATCCCCAATTAAAAACATCTGTAACTGCAACTAGAGGAAATTCATCATATCTAATACCAGGTGTTTTTGGTTGATATACAAAGGTATAATAGTTTCCTGCTTCAGGAGCTCCTTCTGCTTCGGGTAGTGCTTCTAGTATTTCTAGCATTAAGTCATCAGGACTTTCAACTCCAATTAAATTATCTGATATTTCTGCGATTCTATCCATTACTTAATACCTAGTTCGTTCTCTGTTAATACTTTAAATTCCAACATTCTATCTTTACAATAATCTGTTGCTGCCTCCCACTTTGCTTGATTTTTTACATACTCACATACCTCACGAATGTATGATTTAGTTTTTATTTTTTGTACTTTTGGTTCTATACATTGTTTTTTTGGTTTAATCTCAATTACATATTTTTTAATTTGCCCATTATTTTCTCGTACCTTAATATAGAAGTCTGGAAAGTATCTATGGTATCTATTATCTAATGGTGACTTGTAAGGAATAAAGAATTCTTCACTTCCCCACTCTAAAATATTTCGATTACTATCACAATATTTCATAAACTTAAGTTCCCATAAAGAACGGTATATTATATTAGTATAATCACCTTTATATTTGTTCAGAATGCTCGGTCTGAATTTTCCCTTATAAGCCATCTAAATAGAAATAATATAAGACTCGTATAAGGTATTTAGAGTGGCAGGATTAGTAAATAGGATAACGATGCAGGAGGTCAAGGAAAAACTTGGCAAACTGTCGTTAACAAATCAATATCAGGTTAATTTTTCATCATTGAAACCTACAATAACTGAGTATCTAAAAGATTCTGGAATTGATAATGTGGATAATTTTTTATCTAGAGATGTGGGAATTCTTTGTTCTGATGCATCATTACCTGCTAGTGCATATGCTACTGGTGAAGTGAAAGATAATTTTATGGGTATTCCTCAGGAGTTTGCTCATACTAGAATATATACAGATATTGATTTTACTTTTTATGTTGATGAAGATTATACATCTTTAAGTATTTTTGAAGGATGGATGGATTATATTTCTGCTGGTGCAGATATTGATATTAATGAACAAGCATTTTATAGAAGATTTAAATATCCTGATGACTATAAATGCAATACAATGACAATTACTAAGTTTGAAAAGAATATTGAAAGAACTTTGATGTATGAGTTTAAGAATGCTTTTCCTAAATCTATTACATCTTTACCTGTTACATATGGAACAGCAGATCTAATGAAAGTTACTGTTAGCTTTAACTATGATAGATACATTGTAACAAGAAGTTAAAATTACCCCTATAAATAAACTTACTGAAGTGTGAAAACATTATGCCATTACCAAAAATTAATACTCCAACTTATGATTTAGTTGTTCCTTCTACTGGAAAAAAGATTAAATACCGTCCTTTTTTAGTAAGAGAAGAGAAAATACTTATTCTTGCATTGGAGAGTGAAGATACTGCACAAATAACAAATGCTGTAGTTGAGATATTATCAGAATGTATTCTTACAAAAGGAGTTGATGTAACTAAACTTGCTACTTTTGATATTGAATACTTATTCTTGAATGTTCGTTCAAAGTCTGTTGGTGAAACTGTTGAAGTTAATTTGACATGCCCTGATGATGATAGAACATCTGTTGAAATGGAAATCAATATTGATGCTATTAAAGTTCAAAAAACTAGAGGACATAAAAACATTGTCAAACTTGACGATCAATACTCTATGAAACTTAAATATCCATCTTTTGATCAGTTTATTGAAAGTAATTTTGATACTAGTGAAGATACCAGTGATGTTGATAAGTCATTGAATATGATTACTAATTGTATTGAAATGATTTATGATGAAGAAGAGAGTTGGGATGCTTCTGATTCAACTAAAAAAGAATTAGAGGAATTTGTAGAACAATTGAACAGTAAACAATTCAAAGCAATTGAAAAATTCTTTGAGACAATGCCTAAACTTTCTCATAAAGTTAAGGTAATAAATCCAACCACTGAAGTGGAATCTGAAGTAGTATTGGAGGGATTAGCAAGTTTTTTCACCTAAGTATGGCTCATACAAGTCTTGAGTCATACTACAAGGTAAACTTTGCCTTAATGCAACACCATAAATATTCATTAACAGAGCTAGAAAATATGATTCCTTGGGAAAAGGAAGTCTATGTTACATTATTAAAACAGTATATCGACGAAGAGAATCTGAAACAAAGTGCCGACAATTAACCCAGAAGTATTACCTTCTAACGTAAAATTAAATGTCACTAACATGAAAACCATCTTTGGTGGTGGAAAAGGTGGTGCCATTATTCCAAAGAAAGGTGGTGCTCTTGCTCGTAGTGGTGGTGCTCTTAGTAGTGAAAAAGTATTTCAATTAAATGATTTCGATCCTTTAGAAAAAAGGGTTGCTGCGAATGAAAAGAAGATTACTCTTTTAAAAAATGTTTTAAAGGCACAAAAACCTTTTGGTGGTAATGAAGATAAGTTAGCAGAAATAAATTCTACTCTTCAAGATATTGGAAATGCATTATCATTAGATTTTGCTAATAGAATTACTGAGGGGAAGGAAGCAAATAAATTAAGAAAAAAGGAAAACGAAGAACGAAAGAAAAATCTTGCTGAGAAAAGTTTAGAAGGAATAAAGGGTGTAGGTAAAGGTTTAGGTGCAGGTATCAAGGGAGTAGCAGCTAGTGTTGTTTCTCCATTTAAAAATGTTTTTGATAAGTTAATTAGTTTTGTTACGTTATTAGGTGCTGGTATTGCTGGTAATGCTGCTGTTACTTTCTGGCAGAATTTAGATTCAAAGTGGAAAGATAGAATAAGTGGTGCTTTTAGTTTCCTAGCAAAACATTGGAAATGGCTTGCTGCTGGTGCTGGTATACTTCTTTTAACAAGTGTTGTAGGTAAAGTAAGACAACTGTGGAAATTAATAAAGTTTGTAAGTAAGGGATTTTTTAAAGTTCTAAACGGTATTAGAAAAGGTGCTGTTGCAGCATTTAAAGGAATAAAATCAATATTTAAACATGGTGTAAAAAGAGCTGGAAAACGTGCATTAATTAAAACTGGAATGAAAACCTCTACGAAAGTAGCATCTAAGGTTACCAGTAAGGTTGCAACAAAAACAGCAACTAAGGTTGCAGCAAAAGGAGCAACAAAAGCAATAGGAAAGAGTGTTCTTAAAAAGATTCCTTTTATTGGATTAGGTGCAGGATTATTATTTGCTGGACAAAGAGCATTGGCGGGTGATTTTACTGGTGCTGGTTTGGAGTTAGCATCTGGTGCAGCATCAATGGTACCTGGTGTTGGAACTGGTTTATCAATAGCAATTGATGCAGGAACTGTTGCAAGAGATATTAATCGAGCAAAAAATGCAAATGAAGTTCCAAATTTAGAAGTTGATGAAACAAAGGTAATAGTAGAAGATCTTCCACCTGTTAAAGCATCTATACCAGAAAAGAAAGTTCCAGCACCAGAATCAACAGAAGTTGATTTTATTAGTTCTATTAATCCTTTGAACGAATATATGACTTTAACACCAGCATTGCACGGGATAGTATAATATTATGGCAACTGTTAAACTCCAAGATAGGGAAATCAAAAAACTTAAGATAACTGTAACCAATATCAAAAGTGTTTTGCTTGAAAAGAATAAAGAATTGAACAAAGTTAAATTGTCTAAAAAACGATTAGCTAATGCTGATTTCCAATTAGCAAGAAAAGAAGCAAAAGAAAAGAGTGTAGAATCAGTTAAAAAATCTTCACCACTTACTAGTTTTTCTAAAAAAGCAGGTGCTGCGACTGGTAATATAATTGATAAGATATTGTCTTTTGGATCGATTATTTTAGGTGGAATTCTTGTTAATGCATTACCTGGATTTATCAAAAAGTTTAATGAGATATGGCAGAGTATTAAACCTTTTATTGATGGTGTTAATTCTGCTATTAAAAATATATTTAATTTTGTTGGTGGTATTACTGAATCCGTAAAGAACTTCTTTGGAATTACAGAGAAAACAAAAATAGATGATACTGCACAAAAGGAGTTAGAAGGTGAACTTAAAGCATTAGAAAAAGAATCTGATATTGATATTAATAGTCTTAATAATGAAGATGAATCATTTGAAGTTGATGATGAAGGTAATGTGATTGGTGGTGAAGATGTTATGAGTGACACTGATATTCCAGTAGAAGAAACTAGTGATACTCAAAGTGAATCTGAATCTACTTCAGACATATCTAAGATGATTGATTCTGTTCCATCAGTAGGAGGAGGAGTAAAACCAAATCAAGCTCAGTTTAAAGGTATAAATAAGATTCAGGATTTGACTAAATTAAATCAAAGAACTTCTACAGGACATAAGACTGTCATTGTGCAAAGACAAGTTGTTGAAGTACCAGTACCAGTATAGGAGGATATAAATGTCAGGAAGTGCAGCAAGAGCATCTAAGTATGCTAAAATGATTATCAATAAAGATGGTAAAACTGCTAATATAGCAGGAAAAACTACATCTTTTGATTACTATGAGAGTGTATATTCTCCAGAAGTAACTGCTACTTTAGTATTTTTAGATGCTGGTGAATCTATTGTGGCAGGTAAGGAGCAAGATACACAAGGTAGAAAAGGAAGTATTAAAAATTCATTACCTATTACTGGATATGAAGATCTAGAGGTAAAAATAGAATCTAAATCTGGAACTTTAAATTTTACAAAGAATCCATTAAAGGTTAATAGTGCTCCAGTAGTATCTCAGGAATCAAATCGTCAATCTGTTTTTCTAAGTCTTAAATCTAATCCTGCTATTGATAATTTGGATATTAAAGATCCATGTAAAAAATATAAAGGTAGGATTAGCAATACTGTTGAAAAAATATTGAAAGATTTGGACGTTAAAAAATATACAATAGATGGTACAAGTAATAGTTATGATTTTATTACAAAGGGAAAGGGTGGATTAGATTTGATAAATGATTTGTGTAGAAAATCTATTCCAGAAAATGGTGATCCTGGATTTTTCTTTTATGAAACTCAAGATGGACTTAACTTTAGAGCAATAGACAATCTTATTGCTGAAGAACCAGTAGAAACTTATACATTTTCTGGTGCTTTAAAAGCAAATCTTAAAGGTGATGAAAATGATTTTAAGATTTTATTACCACCTAATATTGTAAAAGATCAGGATATAACAAAATCATTAGAATCTGGCACATATAGTAGTCGTAATGTATTTTTTAATCCTTTAACTTTCGTGACTGAGGAAAAAATTTATACTATAAATGATAAAAAAGGTGCTCCTAAAAAAACTTTAGGTAAAAAGGTTCAAAATACAGATAAGGTAAAAAGTTATAGTAAAACTCATTATCATATCTTAGATATTGGTAGTTTAGATCCTAATAACACAGTTCCAAATAACGATCCAAAAGAATGGCAAGCAAAGTCTCCAATGAGATATAACCTTCTTCATTCTCAATTGATGCAGATACAAGTTCCATGCAATTTAAAATTAAGGGCAGGAAATGTAATTAAAGTTGAGTTTGAAAAACAAACTACTCAAAAGGAATTAGGTGGTGTGGATCAGCAACAAAGTGGTGGTTATTTAATACTACATCTTTGCCATCATTTTGATCCTAAAAGATCATATACTTCTATGACTCTTGCTCGTGATACTTATGGATTATACACTGGAAAGAATTAGATATGCAGAATAAATTCGATTTAGACAATCAATCATTTTTTGGAAAGGGTGTAGAATTCTGGTTGGGAATGATTGTGTCATTTGATGAACAGAGAAGTCAAGTATCTGGTGAAAGTGGATGGGGTTGGAGATATAAAGTTCGTATTATAGGTGATTATTCAGACAATGATAGTGTTGAGGATAAAGATGTTCATACAGCAGTTGCTTTATTACCATCAACTTCAGGAACAGGTGGTGCAGGTAGATCTTCTACTGTAAAATTAACACAAGGTGATGTTGTTTTTGGTGCCTTCTTAGTACCTAATAATGGATTTCCAGTAATTCTTGGTGCTTTAGGTAGAACACCAGATAGTGCGAAAAAAGCAGCTGAAAATGGTGATAGTAAGCTTGCACCTAAATCTGGAATGACTAAAGAGAAAGAAGCAGGTTTAACTGAATCACAGGAATTTACTGGACAGTCTACTGTGGAAACTCCTAAATTAAAATCTACTGGAGAGCAAGGTAGTGGTAAAACAAAATCAACTCCTACTGGTGATGGTGGAGAATCTGAAAACAAAGGATTAGAAAAAGTTGAAGGTGGACTTGATAAAGAAAATTCTGTTGATGCACTTCCTGAACCAAGTAGAATAAAAAAAGTAGATCAACCTGTAGGGTTTACTGATAAAGCAACTGAAGATTTAGAAGTAGGAGAAACAAATCAAGAAGTTCTTCAAGGTGTAGAAAATGAAAGAGCATTAAACGAAGGTGAAGAACCTAGAAAGATAGAAGTAAGTAAGAAAAAGGAACTGGCGTTGCGTTCAACCGATACTGGAAACTCTAGAAGGGATAATAGAAATGCAAGAATTAATGCACTACTGTTAAAAGATAGGTATGGTGGAACTGGATATCCAGTTACCATAGGAGACAAAACTTATCAACCACAAGATCCAGGATATCAAGATGCAATTAATACTGCTACAGTAATTCCTGCTGCTAATGAATTTGCTGATGATGGAACTAGTAGTTGGGATGATTATAGTTTCTAATGTCTATGATAAATAATAAAAGGAGATGATACAGCTATGAGTATTATAGGCGGTCCGTTACCAAAAATTAATGAAACTAAGCAGAAGAAATCTTTTCCTTCTGAACCATCAATGTTTCCATCTGAACAACAGATTAATACATTTACCAAGTTGATTAAGGATAATCCTCCTGGTGAGAAATGGCAGTCTGCAATTTCAAATATTAAGACTCAATATCCAGAGCAACTTGGAGATATTAATCCATTTTCCCCAGATACAATTGATAAGTTATCTGATACAGATTTTAAAGAATATACAAAAAGATTTGAAGAGTATAAGAAAGTAATTTTTCCAGAAGTTAAAGCAGCATCATTGACTTCTGGAATGAAGATAGTAACTGCAAATCCAGATAAGGATAATTTCTTTGCAGAGACAGAAACTGCTGTAAGTAATTTTTTGAAGATAGCAACTAAGGTAGATAACTTTGCTCTTGATCTTCCTGGCGAAATAAAAAGTGTAGCAAAGATGATTAGTGGTTCATCTAAGTCACTTATTTCTAATATATCAAATTCTCTTGCGGATGGAATGATTGGTTGGGTGCAGACTGGACTAGATGGAGTTGCTTCAAAAATATTCAATGCTTTTCCAAAATTTAATATAGCATTGAAGAAAGTTATTGATGCACAATCAGCATTAATCGGTCCAATTACAGGTATGTTTGGTTCAATAGATTGTTTAGTCGGTAAAGTATCTGATGCTTTGACTGGATCAATTGAAGATATGTTGACTGGGATGGTAAAAAATAGTTTAAATGCCCCAGTTTGTGCTGTTCAGCAGTTTGTAGGTGCTATAACTGGTAAAATTACTTCAATGATTGATTCTATTGTTTCTCCATTTGCAAATCCATTAGGTGGAATATTGGGCGGTGCTTTTAAAGTAAAGGATTTTCTTAGTAAAGGTGCTAATTTATTAGATAAACTTAAAGATCCTTTTGGTTGCAAGGGTAAAGGAGCAGCACCTATTGCTACTGATAGTTATGTTATTGATGGAGGAGAGAAGAAATCAAAAAGTAGTTTCAAACAACAAGGACTTTTAGATAAAGCATTTGATGCTGCTAATGGTGCTGTTAGTCAAATAGATAAAGTAAAGGGAGATTTATTGGGTGGTATTCCATCAGGTTTAAGTAAGTTTGAAGAAGAATATGGGCAGTGGAGTATATTTGGTTCTAAGGTTAGTGAAGCAGCAGATCAAAGTATAGGAACTGATTGTTATACTGGAAATATATTTAAGTGTGGTTCACCAAAAGTTGAATTTTTTGGTGGTGATGGAAGTGGTGGTGCAGGAAAATTACTTCTTGGTGGATTTATAGATAAGCTTGATGTAAATGATATCTATGGTGATATTAAAAGAACTGCAAGTGTTATTGGTGTAGAAATGACTGATAGGGGTAATGGTTATACTGAAGAACCAATTGTCTCTTTCACTGATAGTTGTGAGCAAGGATATGGTGCATATGGTAAAGCAGTTATTGATAAAAATGTAAACTCTCCTACTTATGGGCAGATTACTAAGGTTGTTATGTTAAGTGAAGGTGAAAATTATCCAGTTGATATTCCAGCAGAGACAGGTATTGCTTATATTAGAGAAGTTATAGTTGAAAATCCTGGAAAAGGATATGAAAATGCCACAATAGAAGATGAATGCTTAGTACTTAATACTAAAGATGGGAAATGTGTTAGTGTTGAAGTTAATTGCCAGAAACCATATACAGAATTACCAAAGATTATAATTAAAAATCCTGGTTCTGGTGCAGTTCTTCGTCCTGTTATGTCAACAACTCGTAAGGTAGTCGATCAAGAACTTCAAGAAGTTATAGATTGTATAGGAACGGGAGGAGATTGATAATAAGTGGCAAATCAAGAGAATCGCACGGTTGAAATAGTCAATCAAAAATTATTATTCGAGTCTGGAACAGAAGTTGTTGGAGTGGCTGGAAAGACTGCATATATATTACAATCCCAAACTTCTGATGAGGTTCATTATAATCAGAGTTTGCATGAAGGTAGTGGTTTATCTCGTCAATATGCAGAAAAAGCACTACAGGTAGAGTGTGGAATTAAAAATAAGGATAATGAACAGAGTTATAAGATTCAAGTTCATCATGGTAATTATGCTGTTAATGCTGATAGAGGTGCTGTTTTAATTAAGGGAAAAACGATTTGTTTAGAAGCAGAAGATATAACTTTAAAGGCAAAAAATACAATAACTATTGGAAATAAGAATAGAACTACCGATCAAATTAATCTCAATGCAAGAAAGATTCAAGTTTCACGTAATAATGGTAATTTGGGGGATTGGATGAAAATTAGTGACAAGTATAAAGGATTTGCAAGTTCTTTTGTTAGTAATAGTTTGGGTAATATAGGAGCATCTGCTATGGGTGGAACTAGTTTATCTTCTCTTGCTAAAACTGCTGCTACTGCCTATGGTGGTCCTGTAGCAGGTATAGCTGCAGAAACATTAGTTAATGAATTACAGAATTAGGGAGGTAATATAAATGACACAGAATTACGGTAACCAAAATACTCATAGTGGAGATTCAATATTTGAAGACGTTTATATTTACGGAAAACTTAACTATGATTTCAGAGGTGATGCTGATTTTAGAGATTTAGAAGTTGATTCATTAAAAGTTCTTGGAAATTCATGGTTTGGTGGTATTGCCACGTTTAAAGATAATGTTTTTATTGAAAAAGAATTATTTACAGAATATCTAACAGTTGTACAAAGACTTGATGTTGGTGTTGGTGGAACAGCACTTCATGCTGATGTAAGAGGTAATGATAAAGGTGCACCAAATTATGACGAACCTGGTCTTGTTGCTGATTTTCAAAAGGTTAGAGTTGGTGTAGCAAATACAGAACCATTGCATAGATTCCAAGTTGGTGGTCCCAATACTATGGGAACTTACTATGGTGGAAATATAGAGGAAGGTGCAAATACAACTTTTGTTATATCTGGATTAGGAACAGTTGGAATTGGACTTACTGAACCTGGTAAACTTAGTACATATGATTCTACTAATCCTGCAAGTGGAGTAATAAAATTAGATTTAGATGGTAGTGTTCATATTAGTAGAAATATTTTTGATTCTGCTGAGTCACCAGGTGTTAATGGATATTATTTAAATAGAGATGCTACTGGTATTAGGTGGATAGAAGCATCTCCTATTGCAATGGAGGGAATATATGTGCAAGAAGAAGGTACATATCTTCCGACTGTAGGTGCTGCTCAAACATTCTCTACTATAAATTTTTGGGCAACTAATAGTCTTGGTGTAGGTACTGATAATGTAACTGCTATACCTGATCCAGATAATCCTACTAATATTGCTAGAATACAACATCAGGATTATTGGGGATATACTACTCCAGGTGATGTCAATACTTCAATCTATAGGATGACTAAGGTTGGTATTAAGAATAATTCTCCAAGCAGAGATTTAGATATAACAGGAACACTTCGTGCTACTGAAAATGTTGATTTTGATGCAGAATTGGATGTAGATGGTGCCACAACACTTAATAATACATTAGATGTAGATGGTGCCACAACACTTAATAATACATTAGATGTAGATGGTTTAGCAACATTTAATAATGAGACTGATGCATTAAGTCCCACAACAGGATCTGTCCAAATTGATGGTGGTGTTGGTATAGTTAAGAAATTATATGTAGGTGATGATACTAAGATTTTAGGAATTACAGAGAGTACAAGTAAAGATACTGGTGCTCTTGTAGTTGAAGGTGGTGTAGGTATAGAGAAGAAATTAAATGTAGGTAGTGATGCTAAGATTGATGGAACTACACAATCAACCAGTAAAGATACTGGTGCACTTATAGTTGAAGGTGGTGTGGGTATTGAAAAGAGATTAAATGTAGGTGGACAGACAATAATTTTAGATACTACTGCATCAATCAATAAAGATACTGGTGCTCTTATTGTAGAAGGTGGTGTAGGTATTGAAGAAAAATTGCATGTTGGAAATGATGCAGTTATATTTGGAACTACTGAATCATCTAATAAAGATACTGGTGCTCTTGTAGTTGAAGGTGGTGTAGGTATAGAGAAGAAATTAAATGTAGGTAGTGATGCTAAGA